ATGATTAAACCCCTTTAGGTTGTTCCACGAGTGTACTGGTACTCAATGCGTACCGTTAAAATCACCCCACCGATGGGGGTAATGCTGCCGTCGTCGGTTTCTACGCTGACAATCTGTGTGTCGATTGCATAGCCCCCACGCGATCTGTCTTCGTCTAGCTTTTCTTCTATAGCCTCGACGATGTTGTTTCTTGCTTCGTCCAAACCCGTCCCTTTTACATAGCAGACAAGTTGGTAATCAATCGTGCCGAACCGCTGGGTCATGCTCCCGCCCACGGTTCCATCTTCCCTGTTTTCGTTTGTGGTTCTGACTAGCACCGCTGGGTATTGCGCGTTGCTTAACTTGTCAAAATCAAACGGCTCGCGGGTCACGAACTTGATAGCCACGGGAGTTGTCACCGCTTGTAACGCCGTGACCAAATTACCCGCAATGTTCTCTCTCACGCTCATCGGTTGAACTCCTTGCGGAAGAACCTACCTAGACGCTCCTCTTCTTTATCGTTAAAACCGAAGAAAGGACGGGTTTGGTTATTAAACGCGGCCTTCTTAGATGCTTCTTGATTTGAGAAGTAGATGCGCGCTGTCCTTCGATTCAATTGCTCAACCTGCATAGACCCAAGCATCTGGCCTGTTGCGAACAGATCCACAGGGTCATCTGGGTAGCCCTTTTTCTGTAGGAATTTGATATACCCACCAGAATAACCTTTAAGGGGGCCATTGAAGCCCTCTCCGGACTTCGTTCTGCGCAGGATGATCTGCTTGCCCAGTGAAGCTGTGCGCCCTATAGCGCGATTGACGCCCTTCTGGACGTTGTTCTTCTCTTCCTTGAGTATCTGATTGATATTCTTTGGAAGCTCAACTTCTACGGGTAGTCCCTGCGTCATCGTGTCAGTCGCCCATAAGCGACGATACCTTTCTCATCATCTTCAATGGTGCCGCTTGCGTCGTCGTCATACTCAACACCGTCAGCAAATACCGCCACCAGTTCTTCTTGGTAGCGCTGCTGATAAAAGTTAATCATGTTCAGAAAGCGGTCATCTTGAACCCAGTTGGTTAGCTGGGGGAGGGCGAATTTCCATAACACCAAGTAGGCATTGCATCGAGTCCACTGGGAATCTGTCAGATAAGCGGGGTTCATTTCCCCTGGAATCTGCTTCTTGTACCACCACTCGTTTCGGATGGTACGGGTTAAATCTGTTTGCGCTTTCGCGTGTTCAGTCGCAAAGGATGTGATGCCGAAGTCCAAGATGTCAGGGACAAGGGCTACCAGATCGGAGTCTTGAGAAAATGCCATGTTATGCCCCTACCATTTGACCAAATCTGACCAATAGGCCGCTGATGCTGTTTTGTCTTTGCGTCCTGCTGCTATCTGCTTGGCGAACCTAGCCTTGAACGATCTACGCTTGGCTTTGTCTGCCTCACTCTCACCCTTGCGAGGGGGCTTATTCTCTGCGCCTTGTAGCCCAAAGCGGATCAGACGAACCTTGTCGCCTTCCTTTGCCAATACTGCGTGGCTTTTCTCTGGGTGCTTAGGTGTGCGCTTGGGTTTGTTGTAACCCTCGAACCGCTCGCCTCGGTAAGTAATAGCCAATAGAACCTCCAAAAAAGGGACGGCCCCACCCCAAAGGAGAGATAGGGGCAGGGCCATCCAAACGCTCTAGATGCTAGCGTCGAACAACATCTCGCAGCCGTAGGTGTCGTCAAGCTCGCCCACACCGTAGATGGCGGTAGCGTTAAGCTCGAAGGCCCGTAGGGATGCGTCTCGTTGTGCTTCGATCTGGAAGTCACGCTTCATAGCGATAGCCAAGGCTTCGCGTGAGAAGACAGCGCCTTTCGCGTCACCAGAACCGTCTACAGTCACATTGGATGACTCGTAGATGTCGATTCCAGCGATGGTTCCAACGTAAGCGTTAACCATAGCCGTGTTCTGCGCGTCACCACCGTTGGGGTTAGCGAAGGTATTGGTTAGGTTGGCTTTCAGTTGGTACGCTTGGAAAGGGTTAACAACCGCGAAGATGTCGCCTTGTGCCTTGTTGTTACGCAAGGTAGCAGCAGCCTTAAACAGATCAGCTACAGTGATCTCTTGAGCGGCAGCGCCGAAGGACGTGCTGAACCCATCGAACAAAGCGATCAGGTCTGCGTCCATCTTAGTGGCGATAGCGTTACCCAGTACCGTACCCAACTCTTCAGCAGGGTTGCCAGCACCCATGGCAGCCAGATCGGTCAATACTACCTGTGCGCCAACTTCACCAACAGTGATGTCAACAGAGGAAGTAGAAACAGTCGTGCTGGTCAGGTCGGTGCCTTCGGTTAGGTCAGCGGCAGTGATTGCAGGGTACTTTGGCACCTGAATCGTCTTGCCGGCTTCGTCGCCGATGTTGTACTGAGTCACCAATCCCATCATTAGGGATTCTTCTTCAGCGGTGAATCGTGCCTGAGCGATGATATTCGCAAACAGGTCGTCAAGGGTTGTGCTAGTTGTAGCAGCCATATTAGTAGTCCTATATCAAAAGTGGTTTATTTGGCTTTCTTCTTTAACGCATGAAAGGCTTCTCGCCCTCCGTCGTTCCAGTTTTCTACCATGTCAGCCACAGATATAGGCTTCTGCGTGGAGCCACCAGCCATCCCCTGCGTGCCAGCGCCACCTTGGGAGGCTCTGACGAAATGCGGGTTAGCCGTAAGAAAGTCACCCACCAACTCATCAACTGAGAGGGGGTCGGCTTTGTCGTTGTATCTGACCGCGCCGTTATCGTCTAAGACTTCAACCGAACCATCGTCGGAGAGTTTTACACGATTACGCAGCAACTGCGATACCTGTTGAGAGTCTACAGCGTTGTGCTTGCTAGCTGCCGTCAGTAACGCACCGTCTATCTTGGTGGTTTCTAACGCCATCCGCATAGCGGCAAGCTCTAGATCCTTCTTTTCGACAGTCTGCTTCAGTACCTGCTCGAACTCGCCTTTTTCCTTTTGGCGTTCAATCTGCGCCTGTTCACGCTCAAGCATGAGTTGGCGAGCTTCCTCGATGTCGATACCTTCTAGCTTCTTGTCTAGCTTACGCCTCTCCCTCTGGATTCGATCAGCAACAATGCGATCAAGCTCCTCTTGGGTAAACGTCTTGCTTTCCTGAACTTCCATATCCTGCACTGGTTCAGTTTCAGTGCTTTCAACCATGACTTCTTCGCTCATGTACGAACCTCTTTCGAGTGGGGGCATTATACCAGCTTCACAGGGATGTCAATAGCTGGCGGTTATCTTTTAGTCGTTCGCTTCCGCTTGTTCATCGGCTTCTTTTTCTTCTTCGTCTTGCTGTGTCCGTAATGGCTCGGCATCTTTTTTCTTCCTAGTCTTCTTGGGGAGTGGGAGCAGCACGTTCACGATTCCATATAGGTCTTCAAACTCCAGCTTCTCATCCTCTGGTGCCGCTGCCGCTAACGGCTCCAGCAGTTCACGAATAGCTGGCGGGATTGGTCGTCTAGCGACCAGATTCTTGGCTCGGTCTAATTCTTTGGACATGTTATTCCTCTACTATTGGTAGCCATTGATGACGGCAGTTGTACCCGCCCCTCACGATGAACGGATCACCTGGAGCCTTACCTGCCCAGCTTCCCGCCCATATGCGCGTGATTTCTTCTCGCGTGTATTCTTTGCCGACATGCTTCTTGCAGAACTCGCGGCTGTCGCGGATCACGTCGCCGTAGTATTCAAAGCGGTCAATGCCTTGCTCGTTGGCAGTGGTGGCGGTTAAGGTCGCCGAATATTGATTGAGCGAATCCGTTGCATAACCTGTCGCATAACGCCGCAAGTTATTGCCCAAGCGGTCAGCAGCATAAACTCCATGAAGTCGATCAATCGCCGCCTGTTGTCTGGCTCCAGTTGAGTTTTTAGCCACCTCAACCAGTTGGCGAATTTCCTCTTGATCGCTTGCTTGATAGATTCCATTAATCTGCCCCCTCACCTCTTGGATAAAGTCTGCTTTTTCCCTTCCTATCAGCGCAGCCTGATAGACGCCATTAGCCAGCGTATCTAACTGTTGTGCGGCCAATGCCTCGAACCCTTGAAAAGATAGCCTCTGTAGCCCCGCTATGGCCTCTGGAGCCACCCTTGTGAACGTCCCGTAGGTATTTAACATTCCCAGCTGCTCGGCTGCCACGGCCCTATAGTCGCCCAGCATGTCTTGCACCTGAGCTAGATAGTCCTCTTCAAGAATCCGCCGCATCTCTGTCCGAGCGTTAATCGCCCACTCAACATCAAACATCGCCCCATCGGTATCAGGGGCGGTTTGTAGATAGTTGGCTAGGTCGTTCTCTGTTAGCTGTAGCATCTCTGTGATGCGCTGCTGGTGCGAATCAGTCAGCCGCTCTAAGAACTCTGCGTAGTCATCGGCTGCTGCCATTACTGCGCCTCAGTCTCCACTGGGAACTGGCCTAGAACCTGCGCAGATCCTTCAATCTCAACATGGGACTGAGCCAACTTGTCGTCATCAAGGGCTAGGTCGGCGATCTGCTTGTCTAGCTCTTGCGCTAATGTCACTGATCTGACGCCGCTGGCTTTCATCTTCTGCAAGAACTCAAGCTCTTTGTCGTAGTCGCGGATGTCGAAGGAATCAGGGTAGAACACCTCCACGTCTGGCGTTACGTCTAGCCAGTTGCAGAAATACGTCCACAAGTGCTCCTCGGCTAACTCCAGCAGATCAGCCTTCTCTGAGAGCTTCGCGTTGAGCATCTGGAACTCGGTCTGCATGGCAATGCCTGACATCGTCTTGGCATCGGTTCCGCGTACAGCGCCCATCTGGGCCATGCGGTTGATAGACTCCACCTTGTCCTTGATGGATTCCCTGATGCTGTTGATGTTCTGACCAGAGGGTTGTAGCAGAAACGGCTTCATGGTTTCGGCTGCGTCATCGGGCACGTTGATAACAGAACCCGCTCCCGCGCTCGCATCGGTGTCGTAGGTCTTAACCAGAGAGGGGTGGTTGCTGATCCTGATTAACTGCTCGATCTCTGAAAGCTCACTGTAGATAGCCTTCTGCATATAGGCGATGTCTGACAGGTCACTCACCCCCACCCCACGGGTAACGCTGCGCTGGGCAGGTAAATAGACAGCAGGAATCTTGCCCAAGGGGTTGTCGATCTCGCTAATCATCTGCTCTTTGTCGCCGTCAGACTTCCATTGCTGGATCGTGTCTTTGCGCCAGATGCGGTAGTAGCTCACCTTAGTTGTGGCGTTCTCACGGTCTACGGCTTCCCTGAGCTTCAAGTAGGTGAGTTCAAATCTGCCTGATGGGGTGCGCTCCCACTTCCAGTCGAAGACGTTCTCAGGGGTAAACAGCGACAGGTATGGCCGTATGTCTTGGTCTAGCTCATCTGCTCTGGTCTGGGCATTGGACTCTGGCTTGTCCACAAGAATCCAGACGTGACCATAAACCGATGACCAGATCTGGGCTTGCTTCATAAAACTATTGAGGCTTGCACCGTCAAGGTCAGCATCGTTTATCATCGCCTCTAGCGCTGGATTATTGGCTAGAGAATTGAATACCCGAACTGGCGGAGTCCGCCACAGAAACGAACTGTAGATGTGCACCACATTTCGGCAGTGGTTATCAATCGGCATAAGTTGTATGCGTCGGGCATACTCGTTCTCTGACTCGTTCAGGTAGCCGGTCAGGTAGTTGCCTGCCTGGTACTCCTCACCCCCAAGGTATGATCGGACATAAAGCTCCCACCTATTCTCGTTGGCGTCGTAGTCCGGGTGCTGATATTCGATGTTAGATGCCACTAGCTCCACCTCACTGGTTGTTCAATTTCTCTTTGCTTACGGATCGGGTACAGATACTCGACCAAATACCCTAGCGCGTCATTCATGTGGTCATAACCGTCATCTTTGTTGGGTTGGCTAGTGCCTTCCTTGTAGGTCTGTCGTTCAAGCGAAGCGATGGTCTGCTTGCACTTAGGGTCAATAAACAAAGACCGCACTCCACTGGTAGAGC